TCAGCGTGTCGGCTTCACAATCTCCCCAACACGACGGTAAACCGTCTCGGTTATCCGCTTGTCCGTATGCCCCAGCAGGCGGCTGGCATCGCCCAGGTCCAGAATCTCACTGGCAGCTTTAGGGCGGATGTCGCGGAACTGAAACTGTCGAATACTGGATGCAAGAACACCGTCGCCTACCTCTCTGGCGATGGCGATTGCTTTGTCGCGAGCATCGTCAAAGCGTAGCCGGAGCATGTGCTTAGTCACCTGCCTGCCGTCTTCGGTGATTATCAGGTAAGGGTTTCGCACTCCCCGTAAGCGTCTTTGCTCTATCAGCCTCGCAACCAAGGCGCCCAAGTCATTGAGTGCGCCGGCAGCGGTTAGGCGAATGCGTAGCTTCTTCGATGTCTTGCCCTGGGACACCTGCAGGAATTCGTTCACGGCGTCCGCCTCCCGCATGGACAACGTATCCGCCGGGCGCTGAGCAGTCAGGTAGGCCAGGTCCATAGCGTCACGTAGTTCCGAGGCTGCGACTGCATACACGGCGCTCCAAATTTCCTCGGTGGCGTAGAAGTCGCGCGGCACCTCTTTGTTCTTGCGCACGCCGGCGGCAGGGTTGTTCTCTGTGAGCCCCCACTCCCGCGCAATGTTGTAGATGTGGGACAGTAGGGATATCTCCCTATTGGCCCGGACCTTGGCGGTTCGGCTGTCCCGGTACTGCGCGATGATCTGCGGCGAAACTGCATCGATGGGGGCGTCATTGAAAGCCTTGCGCAGCTGTTTGAGGCTCAGCAAATTGTCGCTTTGGGTCTTGGGCTTTTTGCCAGGGATGATCTCCCGCTCATACCGGTCAAATAACTGGGCGAGAAGGGCGGTCTTCTTCGGCACAGGCTTGCAATCAAGCTTTGCCCATTCAGCCTTGGCGATATCCAAATCACCCCCGAGCGGGATTTCCACCCGCTTCCCGTCTTCATTCCTCCCGTCGTAGTAATAGCCAACCCACTCTTTGCCACCCTTCAGCGTGCGTACGCGCCGAATCATTCGCGGCGGCAGGTCCCTGTTTGCCGCCTTTTTCGCTCGCATCTTTTTATCCTACTCGTGACAAGTCCAGCGACCAGGCTTCGGCCGCAACGTTTTCTGCTGAGGGTTTTACGCCTGCCAGCTTCATCCGGGCGTATACCCGGCCCACAACCGGCCTGCGCGCCCGGGTCAGCACGTACTTCCAGCCGTTCAGGTTGAGCCACGCGATCTGGCGCGACGGGATCATATAGCCAGTGATTGCCGCGATTTCTTCTTCGGCAAGGGTTTCGCTTTGCATTTCCATGGTGTGCACCTATGCCTCTGGTTTGTCGAGTGAGCCCGAGGGCCGCGCTGTCTTGATGATTTGAATTGCCAAGCCAAAGCTGATCAGCGGCCAGGCGCATGCGCCGGCGAAGGCGTAGAGCAGTGCCTCGGTGGTGCCGGTGCCAATAAGGTCTGGCCCGGCCCAGAAGAACCAGCCGAGTGTTCCTACCAGGTACAGCAAAGCGCCCAGCAGTATCAGGGTGAGTTTCATAGCGAACATGGGGTGTCCTTGCCGCGCTGGGCTGCGTATAGGGGAATGGAGTGATAGCGTTCTGCCTATCTTTCAAACAGGACCTAAGCGGTGTACAAAAGGGTTCAACTAAGTTCGTGATGAGGCATGGACGTGTCACACAACTTCGATGCTCCGATAGCGCACGCTTACCGGGGCCACGTGATGTTTCTCAAGTTCGACTGGCGTCGCCCGAACGACCAGAGCCCTGTTGCCGCAAAGGTCATTGAGCCAGCTCCCATCAATGGCTTGGGTGAGGTTGCAGCAGAGTTGGAAGGCCCCTGGCCTGACTATCCTGCGGCACTTGATGACGCAATGGCGGCAGCTGAACGATGGATCGACAGTCAGTTGCCCTGACTCCGCTCATTGGCAGGCATGTAGGGGGATTGGGGTTAGGGGTAGTTCTTGCTGATGCGCTGGGCGATGTCTTCGAGCGTTTCGGCCATGTACCACATGTCGTTATTGTCGCGGCGCGAAACGACCAGGGAGCGATGAACATTGCGGCCCATTAGGATTGCGATAGCCAGGCGGATTAGGGAAGCCTCGAGCTTTCTCCGAATGAAGCCTTCGCGCAGCATCATCATCGTAGCCCCCTGTAGATGAAGACGTAGGCGAACCAGAGGGTGGCGATCATGGCGTCACCCGGCCTGCGAAATCCTCTGCGGTGAGCTTGTACTCGACGACGTTGCGCACCCGATAGAACGTCGCTGTGCAGTGCTTGCTGATCCATTCGGACAGAAGTACGTCGAGCTCCTGTCGGGCCTCATCAGGAACATCCGGCCAGTCCTCCGCGAATTCACCCACATCGTCATAGGCGCGCTCGCCGAGCATTTCAATGACGTCGCCTGCATCAAGATAGCCAGCGGTGTTTACCGGGAATTTCTCACCCTTCCAAACGGTTGCCCCGACTTCAAGGTCGTCGTTTTCGTCCAGCAGCTCACCGAGGCTGTCGCAATTGAACAGCTCCTCATTGGCTGACCAGGTTTCGTAGGGGATTCTTTTTTCTTCAGGCATGACTTCGTCCTTGCCGCTATAGCGGCTGGCTTTGAAGGGGGAGGGGTTACAGGTTTTTCGCAGGAGTACGGATGTACTCCTATCGGGATTTGGCGGCACGCTTGCGGAACTCGTAAACCATGCTGCGCAGATCTACCAGTGACTCCTGCAGGTCGCCGCGGGTTGAGTCGATATTTTCGAGCAACTCACCTTCACCATCGTCGCCGCCCTCATCGACGGCCAGAAGGGCCAGGCCGTATGCCTGGAACTTCGCCAGCACATCATCGGCTGACTTGGCCATGTACTCGGCATGCTCAATGGCATAGTCCTTGTCGGAACGCTCATTGGTGACAGGCGCTTCCGGAGCGGCGGCGAGCATGGCGGCCCAGCACAGCTTCGCGCGGAACGCCGCTTGCTGGCAGCCGCTCATTTCTAGGTACTGTTCCCAGACCTCCTCATCGGAAAAGCACTCGTTCGGCTCCGACTCGAAGCCGTTTATCACCATGGTTTCGGTCGGTTCAACCGGCACCAGTTTCCATTGACTGCTCATATAGCCTCCCTCGTTACCAGATCATGGGCATCCACAACGGTCATGCCGAGCTTCTCGGCGATCAGAACCTCCAGCTTTGCGCCCTTTGAATGCTCCCAGCCGGGCAGGGTGGCTACGGTGTCGCAGTCCATCAGGGCGGCAATGTCGCGGCGCATACAGTCGGTCCAGGTGCCGCCTTCTGGGTTGATCTCGGCGGGGCTGGTGACTGTGTGGCCGCTGGCGCGGAGGCTGGCGGTCATGCTGTGGAAGGTGGGGAAGTTCAGCCCGGGCAAGCCGCTCATGGGGCCGCTGAGATAGATGCGCTTCATGCTGCCTCCGCGATTGGCTGGCGAAACACTGGTAGGGCGCCGGCCTGTTCGCGTACCGCCTTCATGCCTTCCGCGTCGTAACCCCAGATGTTGCTGTCGCCGAACCGCTCAGGGCCGAGGTAACCAGGGTGCATTGGCTCCCCGGTGCGGATGTAATCCCGGAACCCTTCGACGAGCGACCGAAGCGTGCCGCCATGGCTGAAGCCGCGCCACCGACCGCCCCAGGTTGTTTTGTGCGTAAAGATTCGACGGGCGCTGTAGTCGTCGATGAACCAGACCTTGCCGCGCTGATCCACTTCCATGCTGGCGTATCGATCAGCGACCTGGTTGAAGAAGAAGCGACGGCCGTGGGTGCCGATGATCCGGATCACGTGGTTGACCTGCTCGGCTCGCTGTTGCTTTAGGGTGAGTTTGTTTTCTGTAGGCATGGGAGTCCTTGCCGGGCCATGCCCGGGCGGTGGAGTGGGGAGTCGGAAAGAACCCAAGAGGAAGGGCGAGCCGAGCTTTGAATCAATTGGGCACTTATAGACTACGAAGCCATATCGTTGGCTTTGAGTCTTCATAGGAAGCTCAAAATGAAACAGCTTATTGAAAACCTGATTTTCCAGATCCTGATTGAACTGCTTGGTCAGATGCTCATGCGTCTGGTGGAGTGGATGGCTTCAGTGCCGTGGTTATGAGTTATGCCGCAGCCGACTGCCGCTGTTCGGCACGCCATGGATCATTGGCTCTCGCCAGTGCTGCCATCGGCGGCGGGCTGACGCTGTTGCCGCACATATGAACCTGCTGTGTCTTGGTGAACGGTTTGCCGCCGGCGCCGTGGCTGATGATGTAGTCGGCGGGGAATCCCTGGGCCTTGTACAGCTCGGCCGGCTTCAGCATCCGCAGGCAGATGTCGACGATCACATAGGGCGTTCCCTTGACCATCACGGTGACCATGGCCAGACGGTCCTTGGTGGTTATCGTCGGCGCCGGCGAGTCGCATGCGCTGATGTTCTCGGTACCGTAGTAGCTGATCAGGAACGCGGCGACACGCAGGGCGCCGTCTTCATGTTCTGGCGACAGCTTGTAATGCAGCAATGCGTGATGCTCAGCGCCGGCGGTCATGGTTGGTACCGGCTCATCCACCCCCCGACCCACGCAGTTGCGTCGCAAGGTGGCTAGGCTGGCGCTCACAAGCTGCTGCTGGCTACCGGTGTTGGTGACCGTGGTCATGGGTTCGTGCATGCCTTTGGCGTGCGTGGTGTTGAATCCGCCGTTTGCCTGGATCATCACCGCAGCGCTGACGGACTGGCCGCCGCCGCTTGCAGTGACAGTGCCCACTGGGCCGCAGATGTCGTTCACCCCGTGGGAGCGGCGCTTGTTTGCGCCAGAGCCCTCGCCGTGCCCGGCCTGGACGATGCAGGCGGAAGCAAGCGCTCGGTGGTTCTGGGTCATCAGCGTGCCCACCGGCTGGTCCACGCCCACCGGCTTGCCTGAGTACTCCGGGCCACCGGCCCCAACCATCAATGGACTGATCAGCGTCAGCTCACCGCGATTCGCGCACGTCACCGTGGGCAGAGGGTCGAGCGGGTCATTGATTCGGTCGCTACCCTGGTGCGTTGCCGGGGCAATCACAGGGCTCACCACCGAGAAGGCCCCGCCCTTCGGGTAGGAGGTGACGGTGCGCAGCGGTTCGTCGGCAGACTGCACCGTCTCGCCGGACCAGTTGGCAATCGGCACAATAAACGGCGCCGCGCTATCGATGACGAACTTCTTCATGCCCTTCGCAACTCGGCGAAGGGTCGCCGGGGCCAGGTCTTTCTTGCGGCCGAATATGCTTTTGCCCAGGTCAGTGAAGTCGATGCAGTCGGCGGCTGTCTTCCACTTCTGCTGGCCCTTGGTGGGATTCTTGGCGTGGGTTGGCTCGGGCCACACGATTGGCTGACCGTCGCACCGGGCAATCATGAACAGGCGTTCCCGGCTGGTCGGCGCGCCGAAGTCGCACGCCCTGATCACCTTCCACTCGACGACGTAACCCATGCCTTCCAGCAAGGCCACGAACCGGCGCCAGGTGCGTCCGCGCTGCTTGGGGTCAGGAATTAGGAATTGCTGGCCCACCGGCACAACCTCGCCAGGTGCAGCAACATCGCCGCCGAGCTTCACCACGCGGCCAGTGGCCTTATCGCGCTTGGCGATCAGTCGGCCCCACTGCAGGATTTGTTTCACGTTCTCCAGGCTGATCACCCGGGGCCGCTTCATGCCAGCCCACTTCAGCCCGATCCACGACAGGTTGCGGATCTCGCGCTTGCGCGGTTGGCCGCCGGCCGCCTGGCTGTGGTGCGTGCAGTCCGGCGACATGTGGAACCAGCCGACGGCGCGGCCTCCGCATTCGGTGTCCGGATCACCCTCGAACACGTCGGTGGTGAAGTGCTGGGCACCTGGGTGGTTAACGGTGTGCATGCTGATCGCTTGCGGGCTGTGGTTCTTCGCGACGTTTACAGCGCGGCCCAGGCCCATTTCCAAGCCGGTACCGGCACCACCACCACCGCAAAAGAAGTCGACAACGATCTCATCGTCCTGAGGGTTGAAGCCAAGTCCGTATTGGGTTTTGAAATCGTAAGGGTGTTTCTTCTGTTTTGCGGACATACGAGATCCTCACCGATTGGCGATAACTGAAATGATGTGCCTTACTCGTCGTTCAACTTTGAGCAAGGGGTAAGGCAATGGCGCCGATGACACGTCAAAGAACAAAAGCGTATTTCGATTGGGCAGCTGTACGCATGCCGTACTCGAGCAGGGAGGAGACGCTGCCGAACGGTGTGTTTATTGAGGCTTGCGGCCGGCAGCTAAGCGGCGGGCAGATCCAGCTTTTTGTTGGCGTCCACACCGCCGAAGGAAAGCCCGTCCTCGAGGATTACACCGATAATGCTCAAGGCATGACTGTCCAAGAAGCCATTGACTGGGGTTTTGATCGTGGTCGAAGTGTCGCCAATGGGCAAAAGTAAGAGTGAATGAACGCCCCTTTCGGGGCGTTTTTATACAATCCGAACAAGAGGGTGTGACATAGGTGATTCTCGCCGGCTGGCGTGATTCGTTGATATGGGTATTACGGGTGACCGGCATGGAGCCGGATCAAGGAGAGAAGCAAGTGGGCATAAATGATTGCTGCGAGGCGTCTATGAATCAAATCGAGGACGGTAAGTCTGCCGACGGATTTGTTAAAACCAGTGAGCGCAATCCAATAGGTAAGGACATGGCGTTCTATACCTGCTCGGAATGCGAAGTGCGCTGGTGCCACACCCAACAAACTTTTGATCCGTTTAAGTCAACCTGGGCCGAAGTGAATTAACTGAAGCCCTGCTGAATGTTGATTAGGCGGCCTGAGAAATCGGCACGGCCTTCAGGTCGTCTTTTTCGTCAGCATCACCGAGGTAAGGCTTCAGCTCCGCGCGGGTGTACTTGCCAGCCCTGATCGTGTCGTTTGTGTATCCGCTGTAGTTGGGCCGGAAATAGACCCCGTCCTTCACATTGAGGATCATGAACAACGGCTCAGGCTCAGGAAAAAGTACCTTGCGCAGAACCTCAGCCCGCTGGTAGTTCATCCCGGCCACTGCTCTGGCGATCATGTCTTCCAAGCGTTGGCGGCGGGCCCGCTCGTTTTTCTTGGTCCTGATGTCTGCCGGCCGGTCAACAAAGAGTTCAAAGCACGCCTTGTTGGTGTAGCCGTATTTGCCGTAAGCCACCCACCACATGTTGTTGATGTTCACGAACGCAGTGCCCTGGTACCAGCGGCCTTTTCGGTCAGTGGTCCAAACCTTCGCGCCATGCTCAATGGTTTTCTTGTCGCCTGATCCCGAGTTGTAATCGGCAGCGGGAATGGTCGGCGGACCGAAGCGGCGCTTACTTACATAGTCGGCATTGATCCACTCGATGTTGGTCAAACCGCCTAAACCGCACTTTCGATCTGACGCCTTGAACGTGTAGCCGGTGAAGACGTTGCATAGGTAGTCACGAATGCGCATGCGGGTACGCTGGGCGGTTACAGGAGCTGAGTGCAACACGGTTATTGAATTGAAGCTGGAGCATCATGCCGCATAGCCATAGCTTCCTGCATCACCTCGTCCATAACCTCGATCGGACACTTGAAGTCGAAGCGCTT